TTTCTAATTTTAGATAAGTAGTTTCCTTATCAGTTCTTGATTGTATCATAATGTTGTATTTTTTAACAAATATAAATAAGTTTTCTTTAAAAAAAAATTATTTTTTTCTAAATATGGTATAGCATACTGCTAACCTCTGCTGCTCATCAGGATACTCAGCTCTCATAGTAGAGTTGCTCATACATCTTTGTATGTAGTCTTTCTGCTGCTCTTCTGCTTTAGGCTTTGGAATTGGCATACTTTTCGTTTTTAAGTTTAGTTATCATCTTTTGACAGTAGCAAGCAAAGTCTAAGGCTTCTTCCTTAGCGTGTTGCAGCCACTCTTCTAAAGGCTCATTGCTGTCATAGAGTGTAGTGCCGTATTTTTGCACTCCTCTTCTGCTTCTCTGATCTAGCTCAAACTTTACTGCTTCTACTATAGGGTCTTTCTCTATCATAAAAGCATCAGTAGTGTCTGTTATATAGCCTCCTGCTTCTAACATCTCAAAATACTTAGTAACTGTATCACTCATTGTTTAGGTTCATTATAGTTGCTTGACTCTCTTCTAACAAATATACTTCTTTTGTTGTTCTGCTCTTAGTCCATAATGTAGTATCAGGGCAGTACATTTCTACTGGCTCAGGCATAGCTATCTCATTAAGCCAAAAGAGATAATTAGCTTTAGGATCATTAACAAAGTATAGCTTAACCATATCAGCAGGCATATCCATTAGCTGATCGTATTTGTATTTCTCTAGCATCTTAGTGTCATAGTATGTAGTTCTAAACTTCATCTCTATTACACACTCGTTTCCTTTAGGAGTTGCACCCACAGCATCGTAATGCTCATAGCCACCTCCACACCATTGCAGATCCCATCCATCAAAATTAAGAACTGCTATTACTGCTTTCTCCCACTTGTGTACATCAGATAGCCTCATAGTACATATTCAGGTCAGCTATCCATCTTTTTACAGTCTTAGGATTACAAGTACAAGGCTTGTAGTACTGGTGATTAAAGTATTTAGCGTGCAGCTCACAGATTAACTCAAACTCTGCATTAGTGATGCTATTTCTCTTTTTTTCTCTGAACTTTTCCCACTTCGGTAGATCTTGTGCTTCCATATTTTCTATCTATTTTAATCTTATTAAGTGCTTGCTTTCTATCTTCACATCCACAGTCCTCTACGCCTACAGCTTCTGTAACTGTTTTAACTAGCCACTTGATTCCTGTGTACTTGAATATTGTTTCTAATAAATCTCCTAGTCTCATAATAATTTATTTTTTAATATTTGTTTTACTTTTCTATATGTATTATAAAGTGAAGCATAAGTTATACCAGTATTTCTTGATAATTCTGATATACTTATTTCACCATCTAATAATTCAAATACTTTTCTATCATACCAATATAATTCATTTAACACGCTCATAATTTTTTGATATAAATCATCATAAGAAACATTAACATCCATATTATCCTCTAATTGATTTATATATTCTTGAGGATTATCTATATACATAATTTTTTTTTCTTTTTTCTTTAAATCTAAAAACATAGTTTTTAAAATTTTATATATATAATAATAATTCAATTCATTTTTATAAGTAATATTTAATCCATTATTAGATAATCTATTTAGTCTAATATACATTTCCTGTACTATATCCTCAGCAGTGTCAGGATTGCACCCGAAGGACTTAACAATATCTACCCACGTTTTGTGTTTTCTATATGCTTCTAATAATACTTCCAAATTGTCAAGTGTATTCCAAAAAATAATAACATAACTGTGATCTGATGATAAAACTCATCCTCAGGCACATCCTCTTCATCAGGCTGCAAATTAGGATTATAGTAAAGCACTCCCAAGTTACACCCATAGATAGGTATAAATTGAATGTTTACTGCATAATCAAAAAAGAAAAACTCTATCATATTTTTCCAAGTGTTTTGTGTAACATATTTTCTCCTCTTAACGTAAAGCCTACATTGTTTTGCACAGACCTCATCATAATAGGACTATCTATAGAAGTGGGTCTCCCATTTGTATCTATGTCCTTTATCTTTCTAACGTGCATCATTGAATACATCCAGTCTTGACTATGTTGAGTCATTCTATGAAAAACTAAAAATGAATCACAACGATTAATATGCTTGCCTCCTCCTTCAGCATCTGATCCCCAAGGAGCTACAGGATGCCCTGCATATTCGTGATTAGCAGGATGTAGCTTTCTTAGAGCTTCTGTAGCAGCGTGCATACATAGCATTATGGTTACATTATTTGTTTTACAAAATACTCTAAATGCTGATGATGCTTCATAGTCATAATCGTGCTTAGAAATACCCTTTAGCTCAGTCTTGTCTATCATTAGAGAGTTATAAGGATCTATCATAAATCCCTGATAATCCCACGCTTTTTTGATTTCTTGTGCCAAATTCAGCAGTTTCTTATAACTATATAACGTATTTGGGTCAATAATTTTAAAATGTTTATCTATCCACTTAGCTTTTTCTTCAAATACATCTTGCTCAATTTTATTTATTGGAAGTCCAGTTAAGTATTCAGCTAACTTTCTAATAATAGTGTGAGCTTCATTTTCTGAGCTGTATATCAACCATCTTAAATTATGTTTAACAGAATAGAGTAACATAATAAACAAAAGAGTTGTAGTCTTTCCTACGTTTGCGTGCCCTAAAATAATATTATATTGTCCTAAGGATAATTTAAAATACTCGTCAAAGTCAGGTATTCCAAGAGTATAGGCTTGTCTTACTTCTCCTTTGCGGATCTTATTTAGCTTGTCAATTTGGTCTTGTATGTTTAATATCATAATACTAAGTTATATAAAAAAAAGTTAAACAAAAAAAAAGGAGGCAAAAAGCCTCCCTGTCTTAGAATGGTAAATCTGCTTCCTGACGATCAGGTGAGTGATCCGCAGTAGTTACTTCTCTTTCTTTTTTCCAAGTGTTTATCTCTGCAAAGAGGCTTCCCTTAGAAGATTTCTTGATGTCTATATTTAGCTTGCCATCATTCTGATCTGCTAAGTCTTTGTACTTAATTAGAGTCTCTGCAAATTCTTTAACTCTAAAAGATATTCTCATAGGTAGCCAGTCTTTGTCTGTTTCGTATGCAAACATTCCATCTGCAAAAAGTTTCTTGTTATCCATTGTAAACGTAATTTTCAAATATTCTTGCTGTTTCTATAATCTGCTCTTCATCCCAAGTTCCTGATCCTGAGAATAAATCTGTAGCTCTGTTTAGTGAGCTTTGTCTGATAATGTATTTCTGTACATCATCTTTAGGACTTGCTTGTGCTTGAGGCTGCTCATAAACTAGCTTACCAGTCTGATGCTGCTCATTCTTTTCATAAGAGATAACTTCTCCTACTTTCTTTTTAAACTCTCCTACCGCTAAAAAGCTAAGAGAGTCTCCGTTTGCGAAACTAACCTGATACTTGTTAAATGTTCGCTGTCCATTGTTCCACGTTCCTTTTGGCTCTACGTGAGTAATTTTACTTTGCATAATAATTGTTTTTAGATATTTCTAATTTTGCTTCTAGTTCCTCTATACGATTCTCTAGTGCTTCGATTCTAGCCACATAGAGTCTTAGCAAATCTTCAGTATAGGTCATCAGTTACTAATTTAAAGTTACCTCTTGACTCTAACTCTTCTTTGCAAGCTCTTCTGTAAGCTACAAGTAATTCAGGATTATTTACAGCATCCCAAAGCTGTTCGTTTGTGTAGTATTTAATATTCATAATGTTGTTATTTATTCACAAATATAGATAACTAATTTTAATTGCAAAAAAAAAGAGGCAGAATTTTTTAAACTCTAACCTCTTTCTAACAAGCATTATGATATAACTTGCAGCAAATATAAGCATTTCTAAGTACTTACAATAGTTTTTTTAATTCTTTTTGATAGTATTCTATCATTTCTTCTAGCTCATAGTTTGAGAACTTGATTGTCTCTTTGCTGAGCTGATACATCTCATCTGCTTTTTCTTTTCCCAGTTTCATTGCAAATACATACTGCTGCCCCTGTTGCATAACATTACATCCATAGCATTGAGGTCGGCAATTATCTTCGTGCCATCTTGTTGCATAGTTTTTCCTGCTCATAAAGTGTCCATTTTGAATATTCTTCACCTCATACTCTCTATCACAAGTAAAGCATTTTACTATCCCTCTTTTGTTGGCATATTTGTTTCTTATGTACTGAGAGAAAATCACATCTAGCTTTTTTACTAGTTTGGATCTTACTGGCTTTTTAGCAGGTTTCTTTTGTTTCATTCAATCTCAGGAATATCTACGCTTAATGCTCTGAGTAAAAATCCATCCACAGGAGATATATCTGCTATCATCCTGTAAATTCTTTTACTAGCTTTTTTTGTTTCTCTCATTTCGCTAAGAGTTGAGTCAATACCCCTCTCTGTGTACATCATACTATCTAACTCTAGCAAAGAATCTATTTTCCTTCTTGTGCTATAAGTTTTGTAGCTCATTATCTTAGCAGCTCTATCTAATACTTCAGAAGTTTTCATATCTTTTTCTTGCAAGTTACAATTTTTTTTTATTTTTTTTACATCTAGCTAAGAAGTAGCTACTAAGAGTAACTCTAAGAGTAGCTATTCTAAGAGTAACTCTATAGTATAACTAAATAACTAATAACTAGCTATCCTTAGAGTAGCTATATAACTGCTACTAGCTATTCTAAGAGTAGCAGGGAATTTTAAGGTTTGTGATAAGAGAGTTAAATAGAGCCTCTCTAAGAGCTTATCTCTTGCTCAGTAATACTCAGACACCTTAAACAACTAAAAGTCGCTCTAAAGTACCTTAAAATGCTTCTACGAGCTTATTTGTGATGCTTGTCTCCTAGTATCTTTTCAGCTCCTCTTGATCCGAAGTAGCCTATGAAAACAATTTGAAGCAGCTCTTTTACTACTTCTAGCTCCTCTAGTTGCATAGACCATCCTACTACAAAAGCCACAGTAAGAAAAGCTAAAGTAAGAGGTCGCACATTTTGAGCAAGCCAACTGCTACTGCGACTATCAGCCACCCATCTGCGAGTGATTCCATCTATCTCTGTTCTTTCTAATTCTAGTTTTTTTAAAGCTACATCCTTATCCTCTTGAGGCATATCTGAGCCGCCTATGATAGCTTCTATAACCGATCCTACTGGAGTGTCCTCAGCTATTTTGCCTACCACTTGAGGTATCTTCTGAAGCAAGAATTTTCCTACTGCTGTATCTTTAAACTTCTTACTCATTTTTTTATTTCAGCCTTAATATGTCCAAAATAGCACTAGACTTGTCAGGATCATTATCTACGTGAATAAAAGTTTTAGCAACTCCTATTCTTGAAAATCCTACCTCTATAAGTGCATTAATTATTTGCCATCTTTGTGAGCCTGAGGTGCAGGCAATATCAGCAGCGTATCCTCTAAGGTGCGAGCTGTTCTCAACTCCTCCGACCTTTGCATTATGTTCCTTAGATCTGTAACCACTTGTAATCTTGAATGGTACTCCTGCTTTATCTCTTGCTGTATCGAGCAACTCCAAAAAAGTAGCATCCATATTAACACCACTATTTTTAAGATCAGGAGAGTCAAATTCTGAGAGCAAAAAGTGTTTAAGATCATACATACTCAACAATTAAGCTAACTAAAATTAAGAATAGCATACCTACTAATCCTATCAAAAAATAATCAAAAGCTGTACCACTTGCAGCTCTTTCTATAAACCAGTATTTAATCTTCTTAGCTATTTTCTTAATCATCTTTTTTCTCTTTGAAGATACTCTATGTCTTTCATAAAAGCTCTCATTTCTAGCTCTAGCTCTTTAACATCTGCCTCTAAAGCTCTTTGTGCTTTCCAAGTGTACTCCTTTTGATTGTAGTTTAGCTTAGATACTTCTTCTTCTAGAATAGCAATTCTGTTACTTAAAGTGTAGTAAGATCCGACAATAGAAGCAAACATAGCTGCTATAGTGATAATCTGAGTTATTGAGATAGAAAAGTCTGCTTTGCCATCTCCATTAATATCAATTCCGCTCATTTAAGTTTGTGGTATATTTGGATTATTGTGTAAATTATAGCAAGTAACAAAGAAGCAGTCTGCAAGTAAGGATTAATAACACTTACACTACTTACAAGCAGAGCTGCTATGTTTAAGGCATATATCTTTATATCATTCATCTTTTACTTCTTCATAAGAGCCATCCTCTAAATTGACTGAGATTTTTCCATACTTCTCCTCAAGCTCTTTCTTAGTTCCCTCTTGCTGTTCTTGTATTGCAGCATAAGCGTGTAACAAAGAGTGCTTTTGAGTTTCTAGGATGCCTAAATCTCTTAGGATCACATTCTTTTTAGTCTCTTGCTCTTTTAATGTTTGTAATTCTTTTTCTTCTAGTTTCATAATTATAAATTTTGAGTTATCCTCAAAGATACTAATTACTTTCTAAAGCCTCTACTCTAGCAGTTAGCTCTTTAATTAAAGTATGAGCTTCTTGCAAAGCTGCTGTAAGTAGTGGTACTAATTTGCTTTGATCGATTCCCTGATAAACAGGAACTTCTCTAGTTCCCATAACAGCTTCACTAACCAAAACTTTTTCTGTGTATTCTTCCTGTGCAGGAGTTACTACATTGCCATCATCATCTAGCACTTCTTTTACAGCAGGATGTACTACATCTTCATAAACAGCAGGAGATACTTCATACTCTTGAGTTTCCATAGCGTCTTTTTCTCCGCTAATAGCTTCAGGTACTACTTCGGCAACCTCGTGAGCAAGGAATCCATCTACTGTTCTGTTAGTATCTGCAATAAAGTTAAAGCGAGAAGGTTTTAGCGCATCTACTCTATCTAAAGCACCCTCCATAGGCACTACGTTTTCTTTTAGTCGGTAGTCAGAAGAAGTGCTATAAGAAGTTGCAGAGCCATTTGTGAGTATGGTCCCAACTATGCCATTACTATTATAAAAAGTAATTGCTCCAGTATTAGAATCTCCCTCTGAATTACCTACAGCTATACCTCTTGCTCCCCCGTTATTATTTTTAACTTGCAGTTTTTCATCAACCGTTCCAATTTCTGTTGTCGTTCCAATTAAAACCCTTCCGTTACTCTGTATGCGCATTCTTTCGGTATTACCTCCACCAGCTCCTTGGGTGTCAAAAGTAATAGCTCCTGCATCATTTGCACCGTCTCTATCTACGTTTATAGCAGCAATAACATCACTAGCAGATGTGTTGTAGAATGCTATTCCTCCTAATCTACCGTTAACAGTTTGATTACCTCTTATTCTAATGTCAGTTGTGGTACCGTCATCAAGGTCAAGTAAAACTGCAGGACTCGTAGTACCCATTCCTACGTTACCTCCAGCTGAAATATATATTTGATCACCTACTCCGTTTTCGTGTAAGGCAAATGCTCCATTGGT